CTCGATTCCGTGGTTTGTCACCCTGATCGGTGCATACCAGGATGCGCAGGTGCAAGGCGTCGTCGCTTCGCGGCAGTATTGGCGCTACAAGGAGCGCATTCGCCAAGTGCAGATGGTTGCCGACGACGATTCTATGGTGATCGAAGAACAGGCCGAAGTCATTGAGGATCGCCCGGAGGTGGAGTTGATCCCATCCGAGAACTTGCGCTTCGACCCGGCATCCGACTGGCGCGACCCGGTACAGACTTCGCCATACATCATCGAGCGCATCCCGATGCACGTCTACAAAGTCAAAGAACGCATGCTCAAGCCCGACCCGAAAACCGGCGAGGCTCCGTGGCTGCCGCTCGACGAGGACCAGATGAGAGGCGCGGTCAACTCCGGCAAAGACGACCCGACCCGGCATACCCGAGAGAAGGGGCGGCAGGACAGCAAGGAGCAGGACACGCCCATTAACGATTATGCCGTGGCCTGGGTGCATCGCAACATTTTCAACGTCGATGGCGAGGACTATATCTACTACACCATCGGCACCGAACACATGCTCTCCGAACCGGTCCCTTTGGAGCAGGTCTACCCGCAGGGACGGCCCTATGTGCTGGGCATGGCCAATATCGAGACGCACAAGATCTACCCTCCCGGCCTACCGGAAATGCTTGAAGGTCTGCAAACCGAGGCGAACGACATCGCCAATCAGCGCCTCGACAACATCAAGCTGGTGCTAAACCGTAGATATTTAGCCCGCAGGACCGCGAACGTGGATTGGCGCAGTCTGACACAGTCTGTTCCGGGAGGTGTGACCCTGGTCGATGATGTCAATGACGACGTCAAAATCGACGCCCCGCCAGACGTGACCGGATCGAGTTATCAGGAGCAGGACCGCATCTCTGTGGATCTCGATGAGTTGGCCGGCACTTTCTCGCCAGGCAGCGTGCAGACCAACCGGGCACTCAACGAGACGGTCGGTGGCATGAGCCTGATGAGCCAGGATTCTAACACGGTTACCGAATATCAGCTGCGCGTGTTCACCGAAACCTGGGTGGAGCCGGTGCTGAAGCAGCTTCTTGCGCTTGAGCGCGCCTACGAGACGGATCCGCGCATCTTAAAGACCGTTGGCAACGGACTGGAGCCGGAGCAGGCGGTAGAACTGCTTGGCGAGGATTTGAGCGTACGGGTTGCGGTCGGCTTCGGAGCGACCAGCCCGCAGAAGCGCATTGAAAAACTGACGATGGGCCTGAACACCGTGGGGCAGTTTATGCCACAGGCCATGCAGCAGATCAAAGTCGATGAGGTTATCGGGGAGGTCTTTGGCGCGCTTGGCTACCGCGACGGGCAACGGTTTTTCGAGATGGGCGAGGAAGACCCGCGAGTGATGGGACTGATGCAGCAGATTCAGCAGCTTCAGCAGCAGCTTGAATCGAATATGGCCGAAGCGCAACTCAAGGCGCAGATCGAGCGCGAGAAGATGCAACTAGAGGCGGATAAATTCCGGGTGGAGCAGGAAACAGATTACGAACTTAAGATGGCCGAGCTTGCCTCCAAGGAAGGACTCACTCTTGAGCAGTTGCGCCAGAAATTACAGCTTGAGGCCGAAAAAATACAGGCGCAGCGCGAAATCAAAGGCGTTGAGGCGATGAACAAGCAGAACGAGTTGCAATTCAAGGCGACGACAGGCAGGCAGGGGATATGAGCGATATTGACCCGCAGGATGCAGAGATTATCGTGCTCGGCGACGAGGTGGAGAAATTCAAATCCTCGAAGCTCGGCCAGTATCTTATCAACTACGCGGCACACGAGGCGGACGAGGCATTAAGCCAACTTGCCACCGTCTCGCCCACCAATACAGCAGAAATCATGCGGCTGCAAAGCGTGGTGCAGCGCAGCCGGAACTTCAATCAGTGGCTCGAAGAGGCGTTGCAGGCGGCGCAGCTTGCCTACCAGCGATACCTTGACGAGCAGGGAGAGTAATCATGGCAGAAGATGTCACTACCGAAGATGGCGTGACCGAGGAAACCGAAAACACCTCCGTCGAAGAGACTGAAGAGGCGGAACAGCCGGCCAAGCCTGCATCCCCACGGGACCAGATGATGGCCGAGATCGTGGCGAAGCAAAAAGAGCAGCGCAAGCAGGACAGCGGGGAACAGGAGCAGGAGGAAGAGGAACCGGAAGAAAAGCCGGAGGATGAACCGCAAGAAGAGCCTGAAGACGACTACCTGACGCTCAAGGTCGATGGCAAGGAGCAGCGCCGCCGCAAGCAGGACGTTCTCGATGCGGGTATCAAGACCCTACAAAAAGAACTCGCTGCCGACAAGCGGCTGGCCGAAGCCTCCCAAGTCCAGAGAGACCTCGAAGCGCGGGCGCGTCAGATCGAAGAACGGGAAAATGCCCTGAGACAGATCGAGCAGCAGCAGCAACTCTCACGGCAGCAGCAGGAGAGCCAGCTGGCTCAAAAGCTCGAAGACCAGGGGCATGACAACCCGCTTGAAGAAGCCAAAAAAACTTTGGCGGAGCTCTACTCCGGCGACGATGACGAGGCCGCAAAAGCATTGGCGCGTTTTGTCGAAGTAACGGTCAAAGCCAATCAGGAAAAACCGCAGCAGGTCAACCTGGACGAGATTGCCGAGAAAGCCTACCGGCGTATTCGCGAGGAAGATCAGCAGCAACGCTTCCAAAGCGAACTCTCCGAAGGTCTTGAGGAGTATCAGAAAGACTTCTCCGATGTGGCGCAAGACCCGAAGCTTCACAACTACGCCAACTATCTCACCGATGTGCTGATGAAGGAGCACCCCGAGTGGGGACCGAAGCGCATCATCCGCGAGGCGGCACAGCGCACCCGCGACCTGATCCCGCAGCCGAGCAAAGACGTGCTTGAGCAGCGCCGCGAGAAAAAACGCAGCATCGACAACGTGGAGGGAGCCAAGGCACGCGCTCCCGGCAAGGAACCCAAAAAACCAAAAACCCCGGCGGAGATCGTTGCCGAGCAGCAGCGACTGCGGGGGCAAATCCGATAAGGAGACAGGACAATGGCAGGACAACTGTGGGGAACCAACACCTTAGGCGGGTATATGTATTCGGACGAACTGTCCGACACCCTGCGCATGGAACTTCAGCCGATGGTGCGCTTTCGCCAGCACTGTGACGCAAAGGACGCCACCGACAAGGGGCTGAACAAGGGTGACACCTACAACTGGAACATCTACTCGGATGTGGCAACACAGGGCGGCGATATTAACGAAAAATACGCCATGCCCGAGACCAACTTCACGATCACCCAGGGATCGCTGACCATCAGCGAACTCGGGAACAGTGTCCCCTACTCCGGCAAGCTGGACAATCTCAGCAAGCACCAGGTGGAGGAGGTCATCCGCAAGGTGCTTAAAAACGATGCCGCCAAGGGCCTGGACGCCAAGGCTCACGCGCAGTTCAACTCCACCAAGCTGACCGTTGCCCCGACCAGCGGCACCTCGACCACGGCGGTCGATCTGGAGACTACCGGCACTTGCACCGTGACCAACAACGTGGCGATGGGCAGCGGACACGTCAAGGCCATCGTGGACATCATGAAGGAGCGCAATATCCCGATGTTCCAGGGCAGTGATTATTTCTGCATCGCCTGGCCTTCAACCTTCCGCACCCTGAAAAACGACCTGGAAAGCATCCACCAATACGTTGATCAGGGCTTCCGGATGATTATGAATGGCGAGATTGGCCGGTATGAAGGTGTGCGATTTATTGAGCAGACCAACATCGCAAAGGGCGGGGCTGCCGACTCGACCACCTGGAGCGCAACGACCGCAGACGCCTGGAACAACGGCAAGTCGGACTGGGCGTTTTTCTTCGGCGAGGACACCGTGGCCGAAGCCATTGCGGTGCCTGAAGAGATTCGCGGCAAGATCCCTACCGACTACGGGCGCTCCAAGGGCATTGCCTGGTATGCGCTTCTTGGTTTCGGCATTGTCCACACCGACGCTGACAACAGCCGCATCATCAAGTGGGACAGCGCGGCTTAACACACACTGCGGGGGAGTGACCCTCCCCATTTTTCAAGGAGATAGAACATGGCATACGATAATCCGACCGTTATCAATTACGTTTTGCCCGCCGTGAACTTCGGCGCGGGCGGCGGTAATTTCGGCATTAAGGCTCCCAACGGCTACGAGCATGGCCGCATCCTCGATGTCGGCGTGGCAGTCACGGAGACTTTTACCGCGATCACTACTCCAGGCTACGTGCGACTTGGCACCACCACCGACGCGGCCGCATACGCTGAACTCAACATGGGCACCGCCGCAGCGACCGATTTTCACAACACACAAGACGACACCGACGCGATCATTGACGCCGATGTGACCGACACGCAGATAGAGGTTGCCTGTGTCGCCCCGACCGGCGGCACCACACCTGCCGGTATCGGTTCGGTTCACATCACCATCGCCTGGTTCTAAGGAGAGAAGAGATGAAAAACGAAAAAGGTGGAAGCCTCAAGGACGGACTTTCGCACAAGGAGTCAATTCACCCTGCAAAGCCCACGACCCGCTCCGAGGTTCAGGGACAGCGCCCCGGCTGCAAAAAAGAGAAGGTCGGGAAATTCACCATCAAGTAAACCCTTGGGGGCGGGAGATCCCGCCCCTTTTCCCAAAAGGTGTCACAATGCTCGACAAAAGCAGACCCTATGCCACCGTTCACGGCATCAGCGAGGCCAAGTACCGTCAGGACGGCAAATACTTTGACGGTGCCGGCAAGCCGCTAGGCAAGCAAGAAGAGATCGTTCCTCAAATCAAGCCTGATTATGCCGCCATGCACTGGAAGCAGCTCGAAAAACTGGTGCGCGACAACGGCGGCGAATATCGCAGCAAAGAGCAGGCAGTTGAGTTCATGGAGGCGCTGTGACCTTTCTGGAACTGTGCAAGACGGTGCGGCAGGAACTTGGCATATCCGGCAACGGCCCTGCCAGCGTTTCAAGCACCATCTACCAGGAAAAAGCCCTGATCGATTGGGTTAAGGCCGCCGATCTTCTTGTGCAGCGCCTGCACCCTGATTGGGATTTTCTGTGGTCATCGTGGACGCAAGAGACCACCGCCGGAACTCAGGATTATGATGCGCCCGCTGATCTTGGCATGTGGGACCGGGAGTCGTTCGCCCTTGAGCGCGGGACAAGCAACGGCCAGAGGTTGAGCGAAAAAGACTTTCGTGCAGACCGCAATTATGTCACTGAGCGAGAAAACGCCACGCCGGTTAATTTTATTGTCCTGCCAAGCCAGAACGTGCGGCTCTATCCGCCGCCCGACGACGCCTACACTTTAAGCGCCGATTACTGGAAAGCGCCCGTAGCGATGAGCGAAAACACCGATGAGTCCGTCATCCCGGAGCAGTACCGGCGCATCATTGTGGCCCGTGCCAAGATGTTTTATGCCGAGGAAGCGGAAACCTTCAACCTGTATCAAACCTACGGGGCCGAGTTTAACGACTTGCTCAACGACCTTGAGGCTCACTTCTGGCCGGGACAAAAGTTTCGGGCAACCGCCATGCCTCCGAAGATGAGGGTAATTGCGCAGTGAACTCCGAAGCCATCAAATTTGAAGGCGGCATCCTGACCGAAGCGGCGCCCATGAGCCGTCCGGCAGGCTCGTGCCTGTTTGCGACAAACTACGAGATCCCACCACAGGGAGGATACCGTCGTATTGACGGATATACACTGGTCGATGGATCAGAGACACCAGCAGGTGTTCCGGGTTCCGGC